ACTTAATGGATCTATTCGATGAAGGTGAAGTTACAACAGCAGATAAAATAGAAAGACCCGAAGATCCTTTTAGAGATTTTAACGAACGTAATCCAATGGCCGGCGGCGGTATGTTAGTGCAACCAGGTTTTGGTGGCGTGAGGCAGGGGTATAAAGAAGATAGAGGCAAAGGAGAGTATAAAAGAGATTCGTTATCAAAAACAGAACAGAAAAAAATTAAAAATGCTTTTCCTGATACAAAGTTTGATTTTGATAAGTATAGATATGGAGTTAAAAAATATCCTGAAACATTGGGGAGCATAAGAAATCAAAACATAACAAACAAAGATTATACAAAAGTTTTAAGGTTTATTAAAAAAGGTTTTACTAAAGAAATGGGTGAAGGCCTTACCGCACGAGGCACTAAATATAAAACTAGAGGAGAAAGATTATCATTAAAAGATCAAGAAAAAATAAAAAGTTTATTTAAATTACCACCAGAGTTTAAAGAATGGGATTTTAAAAATTATAAATATGGGATTAAACCAGGAGAAAAATATGCAAACCTTACTAAAAGAATGGCACTAAGGATTGCTGATAAAAAACCTTGGAAAGTAGCAGCAGATTTTGGTTCTACTGAGGGTTGGATGATTTTACAGATGAATAGGGTTTTCGAAAATGAAACTAAAGCAGGAGTAAAACCAAACAAATTAACATATCAACCTCAATATAAAATAATTAATGGAAAAAGAAGAATAATAGGTTTTAAAGATAATACTACAGCTGGTGGTGGAAAATTTTATTATGGTCTAAATAGACATGCAAAGAAAAATGCCACTAATTTTGTAAATCATGGAGATTTTAAATTAAATCAAAAACTAGTTGACATATCAAAAAGAAGTTTTAACGAACCCAATGAGGTTATTATTGGATTATTAAAAGACAAGGGATTTACTGGTAAAGTAAATTTAAACCAATTAATTAATTTTTTATCTGGCACGGACGCCACTTCAGCAGATATATTAAGAAATGCTGTAGTGCGTCATCACAATTCTGGTGTAGCTTTTGGAAGTGCAACTAACGATCTTACCTTAACAACACAATTAATAAATAAAAAAATAGTAGAAGCCGAAAAAAGAATAAGAAATGCAAAAACAAAAGCAGATGTATTACCTGCGGATGTGCAACTATTAGAAAATAATAAAATATTTGTTAGAGGCCCTGATAATAAATTATATGGATCTGGTGCTAAAACTCCTATAGGTCAATTTAAACAAATAGAGAAAGGTGTTGAAACTGCATTAAAAGAAGGAGTAGATTTTAAAGGGAAAAAATTTAGTGATACTCAACTTAAAAAATTTTTAGCATCCTTTGGTGATGGTTCATGTGCCGTGCAGTTTGGTAAAGGCAACAAGGATGGTGGTAGAATAGGTTATGCGACCGGACCTGCTAGTCTTGATGATTGCATTAAAAGTGGTGCAAGAAATTTTAACGATGGTAAATTTAAAACAGCAGATCAGGTAAAGGACGCAGCAAAACTTTTAAGAGGTGGCCGTGCGGTAATAAGTGGGCTTATGAAATATGGTGTTATACCAGAAATTGCATTTGTAGGAGTGGAAGCTGCAGGTAGAACTATATTAGGTGAAAAACCTTTTAATGCTTTTTTAAAATCTATAGACACACTTACATCTATAGTGCCTCCTCTTGCAACTGATTTTACGTCAGGTATAGAAGCAGAAAAGTTTGGTAAATTTTCTGATCAAAAATTAGCTGTAGATAAATTTAGAAACAGTCAAGCTTTGGTAAATTCTTTGCAGAGTAAATTAAAAAATTTAGAGGATATAAATGATCAAGGTGGTGAAGGTTACGTTGGTGATTTATCTTCAGACATACAGATGACACAAGCACAACTACAAAGAGCACAAAAATCATTACAAGAAAATACAGTTTCATCTGATATAATACAATTTATAGATAGAAAAGGACAAGAGATTGCAGATACACAAATGGCTAAATCAATTTTTGCAAAACAATCATTAAAAGATCAAATGGAGGGTATACCTGGGATACGTGATTACACAGATACAGAATTCACTAGAGTATTTCCAAAACAACCGAGTCAAATGGATTTAAATTTAGATATGTTTCGACCATTACCTAGAAATATAATGACTTTAACACCTTTAGGTGCAGAAAATTTATCACAATATTTTAAATCAGAGGGTCAAGATTTTTCAGCAGAAGATATATTAGCTTACAGAGATCAATTAAAACAAATGCCTTTATCTAAACAAGCTGAACTATATGGTGACGAACAAGTTTATGGAACACAAGGTGCTGATGTTTTACAACCATTAGCAGGTGGTGGTATTGCAGGTTTATCAGGTGGTATAGACAAAGGACCACAAAGAAGATCTATGAATCCTGACTCACAAGGGTTGTCAGGTCTATTAAAACGTGTTAGGAATAGATAGGAGTATAAATGGCAGATATAGATAAAGGACTCCCGAACACTAGAACTAAACTAGATATCCCTTCAGATGAAGAGGTAGCAGAAGAAGTTGCGGTTCAGGAACCAGAAGAATTAAAAGGACCAGTTGAAGTTATCCCTGAAGAGGATGGTGGTGCAACACTAGACTTTGAACCAGGTGCAATAAATATACCGGGCACAGAAAATCATTTTGATAATTTAGCAG